ATGACACAGCGGCGATGTTGGTTGTCGCCTGCGCCTGCTGGGGCGCTGTCAGCGTCTGCGCCGCAAAGTTGAGCTGAGAAGCATTTCCGGCATCGACGTAACTCTTGGCGGCGGCGTCGGTCGGGTTGACGGGCGGTGCGACCAGCGTCAGTTGCCCATTCATCGCATTGCTGCCATCGGCATAAATCGGCGTCTTGCCGCCGGTAACCGCTATGCTCTGCGTCGTCCACTTTGCGCCGTCCCACCTGTAGGTCGGTACGCCTGCGACGGAGGGCTGCGGATATAATTGACCGACGGTCGGCGTGTTTGGAAAGTCCAGCATCAGCGCGCTCCCGCTCTTGCTTCCAGCGCCTCGATCCGCGTCATCGCTTCCTGCAACGCCTTGGTCAGAGCCGCGATCACCGTCAGCGGGTTCGGTGCCTGAATGGTGTCGGGCGCATCCTTGACGCCGCTGGCGGCGGTCCCGGTCAGTGTCGCCTGCAATTCGTGTGCGACAAATCCCCATCGCTCGATATTGTCGGCGGCGAACAACGGCGCATCGCTGACCTCGTTTCCTTTGGCCTTCATCTGCTCGATGTGGGCAAGGTGCGAAGGTGGCGAGAATTCCGCCTGCGTGTATTTGATCGGACGCAGCGCCTTGACTTTGGCCCACATGCCGGGAAGGTCACCGACATCCTTCTTGATGCGATAATCGGACGAGAAAAAGATTGTCCCCAAGTTGCTGGTATCGACCCACACATTCATGCCGGTGCCGACGACCCAATTCAAATTGTAGTTGTTCCCGCCATAGCCGCCACCCGTCCCGGCGCGGCAACGGTAACCCACACTGAGCACGCCGCTGTTCACCTGCATCTGACCGCCGACCGACGCATTGCTGGTGACGTTCAACGTGTTGCAAGACAAGCCATTGGCGCAGGAGACAGCGCCGCTGTTCAGCGCGATACTGAACGGTCGAAGGCCATTGAGCGAGCCGTTCGGGTCATACTGGTTGGTCAGCAGGATGTAGAAATTATTATCGTCGTTGTCGAACAGCACACCATACTGGCTTGCGATTAGACGAAAACCGATCCCGACAGCGTTGACGGCCAGATTGTTGACCGAAACAAGTCCGCTGGCGCGGTTGATGCTTAACGGCGCATCGACCGGGCTACCGGCGTCGTTGTAGCGATAGATCAAAAAACTCGAACCCGCATTGCCACCGCTTTCGGCATCCTGATCGCCGAGCCGCATATCCCATCGCGCCACCCCGGCCATCTGCCCGGTGATGATGCTGCCGCCTCCTGCGGCTGTTCTGTTCAGAGTTAAACTAGGCCACGCCGCAGCCGCCACGGTCACACCGTTCGTCACCGCCAGCGCGCCGGTCATGGTGTCGCCGCTCTTGGCAACCCGCGACGTGTCGGACGGATGCACATGGTCGCCGCGCGAATACCCCGTCAACGACCCCGGCGCGGCAACGCCGTCCATGATCGGGTTGCTGTTGCTGACGGGCGGCGCGCTACCGCCGCCGCCAGTGCCAGCATTGGCATCGACATATTGCTTGGTCGCCGCACCCAGAGGATTGGTTGGGTCCGCATTGAGGATCAGTGGTCCCGTCAGGGTGTCTCCGTGCTTCTGCACGAAGGTCGAGATGTCGGGCTGCGGTGCGGCGACCACCCATTGTCGCGACGAACCGTCATTGTAAAAGACGTAAAGCAGGCCGGTCGAACTTTCCCACCACAGCGTGGCGTCCGGTGCGCCTGCGGGCGGCGTATCGGAAACGGTCACCGTCGCCACGCCGATGCCGGGGATGCCCTGTGGACCAATCAACGAGGTTCCTGCGGGCCACGCCCCTGCGACCTTAGGCCCGAACAGGAAACTCGTCATCGTATTGATATAGAAGTCGCCGTCGCGACCGACCGTGGCGATGGGATTGACGGTGCCGTACAATATCGACGTGCCCTGCGGCCCGATCAGCGATGTGCCAGCGGGCCACCCGCCTGCCTTCGGACCGAATAGAAAACTCGTCGCGGTGTTGATGTAGAAGTCGCCGTCGTGACCTGTCGTTGGCGTCGGATTGGAGATGCCATACAGAATGCTGGTGCCTGCCGAACCGGGAGGGCCGGGCGGTCCCGGCACCGTCGATGCTTGTCCCGGTGGTCCCTGAATTCCGGGCGGCCCCTGCTCGCCGGTTTCGATGGTAACGGCGACATTATCTTCTTGCGCGACGACGATGATGTCGTCCTCGGCAATGATTTCGACCGTGCTCATCGCGTCGGCCCCGCATTGTTGGTGAACAGGCCCGACCAAATTTTGATCTTCAGCCCGTTGGCGGTCATGATGTTGGAGTGGTCGAAATCACCAAGTCCAAGATGCTCAAGCGCGTCCTGCGAAATCAGCACCGTGAACATGCCGTTGACCGGATCGATCAGCACAATTTCTCCAGTGTCGGTCGCCAAACGCAGCACCGCCGTCTCATCACGCGCATGACGGCGCAGCATCATCTCCATCGTCGCCCCGGTAATGTCGATTGGTGCGCCGCTGCTGACGACGACGTACTGAAACACCCGGTAGAAGTCGGCGTCATTCTCGACCGTGATGTTGACGATGGCCATGATTTAAGGAAACACGTTTGAGATAGAAGCATAACTGTTGTCGATGGTCGCCAGATCGGTGATGCTGCCTTCCTCAATGCCCATCATGTTTGTGCTCTCTTTCGCAAAGCACGATTGTACGAACGCGGCGACCGTGTTTTCAAGGGTTGTCATTTGCGTCGTGGTGATGGTGACGAAAGAGCCGTCAGACATTTTCCAGTTGACGCTTGAGCCGGTGCCCTTGGCGGTCAGGTAGTCGTAGGCGCTGTTGATGGTGTTGCGTGCAACGACGTCGGTGAGGAACGGCACAGAACCGCCGACACTTGTGACAACGACGCCGCCGCTGGCGTAGCGGTAGCGAGCGTCGGCGCTGTAGGCTTTTAGTTGTTCAGTGGTGTAGGTCGTCGGCGTCGGCTGGATGAACGACGGCGCGGCAAGCAACCACGCTGGCAATGGCGACCCGTTCGCTTGCAGCGTCTCGGCCAGCTCGGCCTCGCTCGCAATCGGTGACGCATCGCCCTTCGCTGCTTGCCACGCGGCATAGTCGGCATCGCCAACCGGCACCAGTGTATTGCTCTTGCTTTGATACACGTCGGTTGCCGAACCGGCGATGATCCAGTAATGGTCTGCAATATTGATCATAGGTACTGCCCTCCCGTCGCCAATGATCCCGCCACCGTGCCGGGAAGAAATGACGTCCCTCTGCCGTTGCTATCGACAACGCCGTTGCCGTTGGCGAGATATTTTGCGCCAGAGACAAATCCCGCATTATTAAATGCGCTCCACCATGCCCCCGCCTGTCCTCCGGTCGTGGCGATAATGAAAGTGCTAATCGTGACGGGGTTTGCAATCGTGAGCGCAGGGTACGGATACGCATTTACCCCAATCGTCCCGTTCAGGCCGGTGTACCAATGGGCCGCCGCATTGCCAGTGATCGTGTTCGGACCATAGATGTTGATATAGCCGCCCTGTGAATTAAGGTGCTCGCCGGGGCAACTGCCAAAACTGCAATTTGTGACGTTGATCGCCGTTCCGGCCAAACACCAAATGCAATTCCCGTTGTCCTCGGGAATTTGTACCGACGCCGTAAACGACAGACCAACACAATAATAAATTCCGCCGAGGTCGCCAATCACAGCGGAGCCGTTCCCGGTATTTCTGAGCAGCACGTTACCCGGATTAGCGGTATTGCCGATGAGCTGCACGGCCCCCGAGCCGTTGGGCAACGGGAGCCACATCGGAGTGTTATAGGCATAGATGCCATCCGCGATGTGGATGTTAAAACTCCAGCCACCGAGATTGTATTTCGTCATCACAGAGAGTGCGTATTGGATCGTCTTGAATGGCCCGACCGTTCCGACACCGATTATGGCAGCAGAGCCGTCATAGAGCGCGTCGTTGCCGGTGTTGACGTTGACGTAGACGTCACGCGGCGCGGTCATGAAGATCAGTTGTCCGCTGCCGCCGCCACTGCCGCCCGAGAGCAACTGGAAGTTCGCGCCGTCATAAGCAATGTCGATCAGCGAGCCAGTAACAATTTCGCCCGCACCCATCGCTGTCAAGTCGCGGTGAACCAGCGGCACGCCGGGAAGCCCGTTAACGGACACTTTGACCGCCGACGTGTTGGCGTTCGCGACCTTAACTATAAATCTCAACCCAAGACCCAATGCAGCAACAGCCGGTTTTGCCGTCACATAGAGTAAATTGACTGGACCCGTATCATTTGAATAATTGACCATTCCGCTCTGCACTGACCTTGAAAGTTGATGCAGATCGGCGTCGGTCGGCACAATGTTGCTGTCGCCAATAAAATTGACGATCTCGCGTTGCGGGTTTTCGATTGACGCGGCGGGCGGGATCGACCCCATCGTGCCGGTCGAGGGATTACCGTTGATGTATGAAGCGTTCGGATCGCTGATGCCGTAGGGCTGTTCGTATTTCATGTTTCCCTCTCAAGGCGTCCCGGCCATATCGCCGCCGGTCTGCAGGCCGGAATAGTCGAAGATGATTTGGGTGTGCGCTGGCTTCCAGCGATTGAGCAGGCACTCAAGGTCGTCGAACACACCGATGCGCAAATGAGGATCGACGCCGGTCTGACCCGACGTGACGCGAAACCAGATCAGCTTCGCGTTATCGACGTGGACGGTCCAGTAGAAGCGGTTCTCTGGCGGCCCCAAGCCGTAGGATGGCCACGCCGACAATTCACCGACTTCAATCGCATCGCCGCGCGGGTCGAGGATCGGATGACCCCACTCGTCGTAGTTCGGCAGCGGCGCTTTGCCGTAGACACGACTGTCGCCGCAACGGTCGATGCCGACGACCCAAGGTCTGTATTCGGAGATCGTGATCGTGTAACCGAGCATCGCGGCGACGCTGATGAAGAACTCGCGCGACTGCGAGCCCACCATCGTCATCCGCATGATCAGCGCGAGCTGGCGCTCGCCAATGGTCTGCGGCGCGGTGTAGCAGGGATCGGGCAGGCCCCAGTTGCGCTCCCAGTCCGGCAGCAGCTCGATGGTGTAGCGCGGGTCGCTTTCGCGCTCCAACAGATCGGCGGCGCGGCTATCGACAAAGCCCCAGTATTCGGCGAGCCCGCGACAAGCCAGATCCAGCGTCGTGCCGGGATATTTCGGCCACGCTTGCCCCTGCGGCAGCAATGACAGGAAGGCGTCGCCGTAGTCCTGACCGAGACGACGAACGTGTCGATCACTCATGTGGATGGCGGCACATCGTAGAGGATGGTGCTGAGCACCGCCATGTGGCCAAGATCAGGCATCACGCAATCGGCGGTCGAGAGTAGTTGAAACGACTGCACGCCGGGCGCGTTCATGATCGCGTAGGAGATCCACGCCGCATAGATGGTCTGGCCCGGAGCCGCCAGCTCGTGCAGCATTTCCCGAATGCTGACCTCTATCGCGCCCGCCGCTGCCATTGTGCTCGGCACCAGATGAGCGATGGAGACGTCGATGAATTGCTTGATCGGCGCGAGCACGTAGCAATCCTTCACCGTCACGGGGCGCATCTTGTCGATGTAGTCGGCGACCGCCTGCACGTCGGTTGGCTGTGGCCAGCCATCGTCGTCAGCACGCAGCTCGTCCATCAGGAAGCGCACCGTCATGGTCCCAATGCCCTGCTCCGGTGCGGCCCACGCGCGGGTGACGCCGGGGACCGCGAGCGCCCATGTGACATAGTCCGCCACCGCTCCGCCCATCGGTGGGTTCTGGATGCGGTGCAGGATGCGCGCACGAAGGTCGTCGTCGTTCTCGGTATCGACGCCACCGTCCATCGAGACCACCGTCGCAATGCCATCGACGTTGGGGATCGCCGTCGCCAGCGACAGCGCGTCGCCATAGTTCATGTTACCGACGACGCCGGGATCGAGCGCGCGAACCGGCGCTTCGGTCGGCCCGGTGCCGATGGTGACGTCGGCGGTCGTCTCGTATCCAACCGGCCCGGTGAGCTGCGTCCCGATAGGCACGACGGTGCCATCAACCCCGGTGAAGGTCACCGAGCCTGACGCAAACGTCGCCTGCTTGCGGCCCTTGGTGCCGTCAGAATTGGTGAGCCAGATTTGTCCGTGCCGGTCGAGCCATTCGGTCTCGGCGGTGTCCGGCAGGAGCTGCAGCGCCAGCCAGTCGATATATTGCAGCGTCAGATGGCACAGGCCGCCCTGCGCATCGGAGAGCACGCGCAAGACGGAATTGGGCACACTGGCGTCCGCGCCGGGCAGCGATGCGCGGACGTCGTCGCGGACGAGACCGCGCACGGTCTTGAGGGAAGGCGTTTCCCAAGGCATCAGAAACGCGCCCCTTTCGCAAGATTCTCAGCCGCCCAAAGCGGTTGAAGATTTTCGAGCGCAAAACACTCGACCAATTCGTCTGGCAGTTTGAACGATGACACTGGCCGCTTGTGATCGACGTGCCACTTGTCACCGTACAGCCCATAATTTTCCCAACTCATCCCGTCCCGAAAGTGGGCTTCAAGATGCGAGCGTAGATCGTCTGCGGTGTAACCGAGCAGCATGAATGCACCCTTTGATTTTCCGTTGATTACATGACGCATGCGGCGTCGAATTGCGTCGATCAATCGCTGTGCTGGATCGGCACGACGTTTGGCTTGATGGTCTCGCCTGCTTTTCTTTTTCCGTTCCGGATGACGCTCGCCATACCGTCGTTGCCGTTCTCGCCAATCACCGCGCTGAATGCTTTTGCGTTCAGGCTTCGCGTCGTGACGACGCCCGCGCGCCCGCACCTTGTCGTGATTTGCTGCGCTCCACGCCGCCGCGTTGGCCTTGCATCTCTCCGGGTTTGCTCGCTGCCATCGCTTCGTTGCAACCAGCGCCTTCTCAGGATTAGCTTCGCGCCATTTCCGGCGATACTCCCGCATCTTCTCAGGATGAGCCAGATCCCACGCGGACGGCATCGTTCAATACTGGTTTCTTCCGACCGCTGCGCTCTCGGAAAAGATCTCCTGCCACAGGATCTGAAAGCGCAGCTCGACCGGCGTTTTCGGGCCGCGATAAATCGTCACCAGCGCGTCGATCCGCTCGACCCCGACGCGCTGAGCCTCCACATCGAAGCTGGACGCGATCTTCAGATCGACAAACGGCTGGATCGCCTCGCTGATGTATTCCTCGACGCGAGACACGGTTGCACCTTCGGGATCTTCCGGGCCGACGATCTTGGCGCGTTTGAGCAGCCACAGCCGCGTGCCAATCGGCCAGCCGTCGAACAGCTCTGCCGCATCCAGATCGCCCCACCATCCGGCGCGATCCGTCGAGTCCGGGTCCGGCAGAATGTCGTCAGGCAGCGCCAGCCGGTCGGTTCCGAGCGCGACGACCACCGCCGTGGCCAGCGCCTGCGTGTCGTCCA